TTTTCAAAAATCTTTACAGAGGCGTCAAAGGTGATGAGCTGTTAAGGAGGGATTGCCTTGAACATTGCAAACATTACAAAGCGTTTTGCATTATACAGCGGTATTGACGGTGCTGAAACATACAAATGGAAGAGCATTGTTGACGATGCCGTGGTGTATGTTAATTCGATTGTTACGAAGGGAAATCTTTCGGAAGATGACGAATTAAGACTTGAAAACCTATGTGCCGTTTACGCTTTTAAGTTGTATTCCCTTTGCAATGACGACAGCATTTCTTCTTTTTCCGCAGGTGATTTGAAAATTTCATCATCTGCGGACGGCGAAAGCCGAGCCGAAAAGCTGTGGAGGGAATATGCCGACAAGTCGCAGGACCTTATAGGCAGAGAAAAATTTTTACTTGGGGTGATATGATGAATATTTCACCGTCTATCGGGAAAATATTAAACAGATACGGCTGTGATGTTACCGTTAAAAACGGAGATGAAACGGTTAAGACAAAGGCTTTTATTTCACCTTTGAGATACAACTTCAATCAGAATTATGAAAGTGTGCGGCATAAGTTAGGTATGAGAAAAACTAAGCTGTTTTTGTTTATTGCACCGCCCGATGTTTTGCTTAATTCGGAAAAAAGCGTAATAGAAAGTGAAAACGGTAAATATACTGTTAAAAGGTGCGAAAAATATTATGTGCAGGATAATCCGATTTATGTCAGGGCTGTTCTGTGTGCGTACAGAGAAGAAACGAGGGATGATTTTGAATAGAATTGAGAAACAGGTTGACCGTATTATTGCAGGCTTAAAGGTAAATGAGGCTTTGAAAAATGTCAGGTTTATAAGAGAGTACGGCTCTGATGAAGCACCGTCACCGGTGAACGGAATGACTGCCGTTGTGTCGGTGAGAGATATGTCAACGGAGAAGAGCTATATCGGCGGATACCTTTCACCGTCTATCAAGGGTGAAAGCTACAACGCCGGAGTTGAAATCAGAGTGTATGCTCCTGCAACCGAGAACGGAAGCGGTCTTTCGGAAGTGGTAAGCGAAATTCTTCTCGGACTTAAAACTGCCGACGCGGAAAAGACGATTACCCACAGTGAGGCGGCTTCAATTGAATTTGACCCCGATATGAACGCAATTTACAGAACGGTGAGTTTTAATATGGAATTCTGTCTTTGCGAGGAGGTTTAAATGGACGGCTTTGAATTTGAAAATTGCGGAAATGCCATGTTGAAATGTGAGGGGAAAATTCTCGGCGGCGTTGAAAAGGCAACCTGTACAAGAAAGAACTCCTTCACGGAAATCAAGGAATTTCTCAATGACAAGCCCGTTGAGAGGATTGTTTCAAATGAATGGGAACTCACATTTGAAATGAGGCTTACTGACGAAACTCCGTTTTTGGAGCGTGACAGCTTTAAGAGTCTTGAACTTGACCTTGCAAAGAAGAAAATCATTTACACGGATTGCAAAGTGCTTGAATTTTCAAGCGTTACTCAAGGCAGCGGAAGTATTCTTGCAACCGTGAAAATCAGTGCCGACGAGAGGAAAATTATATGAATGATAAAAATTCAGACGAACTTTACAGGCTTGCGGAGTCGGAAAACGGCGGTAAAGATACCGAGATGTTCGGTGAATTCCTTGAAAGGGAAAGCCGTCGTTACAGCCGCAGACTTGACGAAGAAGAGGAGGCGAAAAGCCGATGAAACCGGTGCCGATGAAATTCGGTGAATATGTGTGGCATCATAATCCGCAGAATATCAGCTTTGAATGTGACAAGAGCGTTGCAGAAATGAAAAGTCCGTTCGGCGAATCTTCCGTTCAGGATATGGGGCGGAAGAATATGAAAATCAGCGGTTCGGGACAGCTGTACGGCGAGGATTGTGCCGAACAGTTTGAAAAGCTGTTTGAGGTGTTCAGAAACAGCGGAAAGGAAGTGCTTTCCGTGCCGAGCCTGCCGAGCGTTTATGCTGTGTTTGAAAAGCTTGAAATAAAGGGCGAGCCAAAGCCGAATGTGCTTGAATACAGCTTTGTATTCCGTGAGGTTATGGAGAAAAAGCAGAAAACGGTAATTACATATTTTGACTGTGAAAACGGACAAACCCTGTGGGACATTGCATACAAAACAGGGGTAAAAATTGACGAGCTTGTGCGACTGAATCCCGATGTTAAGTTCCCCGATGATGACCTTGGAACAAGGAGGGTGAGGCTGTGCTGAGTTACTTTTTTACGGACAAAAACGGCAAAAGGTGTGAAATTAAAAATGTTCTCACGGCAGAAATTTCGGCAGATGTCGATGTGCCTGCCGATGAGCTTGTGCTGACTGTGCCGTATGACAGAAAATACAGGAATGTTGATATGCTTGAGGCTTATGACGGCAAGTCGCTTGTGTTTGTTGGGCAGGCGGACGAGATTGTCAGCATTGTTCATAACAGCGGTGCGATTGTAAGGCTGAGTGCAAGAAGTCTTGCCGGAAGGCTTCTCGACAATGAGGCGGAGCCTGTTACATATATAAATCCTGCGGCGAAGTTCATTTTTGAAAGGCATTTAAAGCCGTTCGGTATTGTCGGTTATGACGGTGACGAACACCCGTTTATGGGTACAATCAAAATTGAAAAGGGTATGACCGAGTGGCAGGTGCTTGAAAAATTCTGCAGCGGCAGATACGGCAAAGGTCCGAGAATTACGGGGGCAGGATTTGCTTTGATGTGCGGCACTTACGGCGGTGCAAAGCCGATTGTGTTCGGCAGAAACGGAGTAGGTTATACATCTCTCCGTGAGTACATAAAGCCGTGCAAGGTGATTTCGCAGGTCAAACTACGCACCGAGGAATACGGCGGTTACAAGAGTGTTGTCGGCAACGGCAGTGCTGCCGACAGAATTAAGAGAGTTAGATATGTAAACGCTTTTCTCGACAACAACGCGGTTAAAACAGCCGACAGAATGATTGAAAACGGCAACAGGCAGAGCTTTGAGATTACGGTTGAATGTCCGAAATGCCTGTGCGGAATTGTCGGCAGAAGGGCTGTGATTGATGACCCCCTTGTCGGAAAAAGGGAGGGCTTGGTTGTGAAAAGCATTAAATATTCACTTGGGAAAAACGGTGAAAGCACAACGGTTGTGCTTGGAAAGGAGAACGGCGATGTGGCTGATGAATTACATAACTAAAAATTCGATTACCGCTCCTAAGGCGGAAAGAGGCGGTGTGAAAAGTTCGGGAAACACCGTTTCGGTTGACTCTTCGGAAGAACACAGGGAGATAAAATGTTGCGTGCCATACGGCTTTGCAAGCGTTGTTCCGGTTGGAGAGTCGGCGGTTGTATTGCCGCTTGCCAACGGTGAAGTGAGCCTTGGTGTGCTTGCGAAAAATGTTGAGCTTGATGAGGGCGAGGTTATGCTCTCGTCAAAGGGCGGAGCGAGTATTGTGCTGAAAAATGACGGCAGGGTTCTTATCAACGGCAAGGCGGTGTAGAATGAGGGATATAATGATAAAAAACGGTGACACAGTTATCAATTCTTCGGGCAGTACGGTGCTGCTTGAGGGGCTTGACGCAAAATTTCAGCAGGCTGTGATTTGTATTTCGGCAAAGCTCGGCGGATTTGTTTATGACCGAGAACTCGGTTCGACTGTTGCTTTACAGAGCAAAACGCTTTCGGCAAAACAACTTGAACTGCTTGCCAATGAATCGCTTGCCGAAATGGAAAACGCCTTTGCAAGCATTAAGAATGTCGGCAGAAAAATTACAATTGACCTTACGGTTGACGGAATTACAAGGGAGGTACAGATAAATGGATACATATGACGAAATTTACGGCAGAATGAAGAATGTATATGAGCAGGAAACAGGCGACAGTTTTAATGAAAAAAGCGATATTGCAATCAGGCTCAAGGTGCTTGCGGGCGAGATTTTCAAGGTGCAGACAAACCTTGAATGGTGGAAAAGACAGATGTTTGCAGTGAGCGCAAGCGGTGAATGTCTTGACAAACTGGCATCGCAGAGAGGTATTGAACGCAAAAAGGCGATGAAGTCAACGGGCGAAATTACATTCTATATTTCTCAGCCGTGCAGTCACAATATTATAATTCCAAAGGGCTGTGTTGTGGCAACGTCAGACCCTGTGCCTGTGAGATATGTTACAACGGAAGATGAAGAAATCAGCGCAGGCAACACGCTTGTGAGTGTTTATGCCGAGGCTGAACAGGCGGGAAGTAACGGTAATATCGGGCTTAGTTGTGCGGTTGTTCCCGTGAGTGTGCCGACAGAGATTGAAACGGTTACAAACCGTGAAAAATTTACGGGCGGTTGCGATGCCGAAACGGATGACGAACTTCGCAAACGCATAAGGGATACATATGTCAACACCTCTAACGGTACAAATGCGGCATATTACGAACAGCTTGCACTCTCGGTTGACGGCGTGGCTAAGGCCTGTGCCGTCGGTAAGGTGAGAGGCTTTGGCACGGTAAATATTTATGTTACAGGTTCGGATGCCGCTGTCAGTACTGATGTTGTTGCAAAAGTTCAGGAAATTGTTGCAAAGCAGAGAGAGCTGAATGTGGATGTTCTTGTTGTCAATGCTCAGCGTACTGCTTGTAATATGAGTGTGACGGTTTATGCCGAGGACGGCTATTCTTCATCGGAGGTGAAAGCTCTGCTTTCAAAGGCTTTTGCGGATTATGTTAATTCAATTCCGATTGGCGGAACTTTTCATCTTGCGGAGCTGGGAGCAAAGCTCGTTGCAACGGGATGCATAAATAACTACACTTGGAATACCGATATGCAGGATGTGACAGCGGCAAAATCGCAGTGCTTCACAGTCGGTACGGTTACGATTGGGGTGAAGTGATGAACAGCTTTGAGTCGATGAAAACAAAATTAGAAGGCACGGGGCTTTATGATATTACGGCAAAATCAAATATCGGCGCGGAGCTTTTGGCATATGCAGAGGGACTGGATTCGGTGTTTGATATGCTTGAAATGATGGAACGGGAGCTATTTATTGATACGGCAGAGGATTTCGGAATTGCAGAAAGAGAAAGGTTTGTCGGCAAGGTGCGTGAGGGGTATTCTATTGAAAAACGCAGAGATATGCTCAAAATTGCGGAGCAGAAAGTCGGCGGAAGGTGTACTCTCAATGATTTTAAACAGTTTGTCAGGGGCTACGGTGCGGAAAACTTTACAATAACGGAAATTGCACTCAAAAACCGTGTAAATTTGAAAATTTTTGACACAAAAACAGACGCAGAGAAAA